TGACGGTTTTGCCATCAACGCTTGACGACGAGGTAGTCATTCACTTCGATGACCGTGATGTCGGGCAAGGTGGATTCACGATTGGTAAGCACATGTTCGGTGAAGGTGATGTGTGTGGAGAGTTTACTGGCGGAACCAAAAAGAAGTTCAAGGGCAATCTATGGAACAATTATCCGTCACCTGCAACGGGTATAGCAGCAACCGTTCAAGTCGTTACAGTAAGCGGTGCTGATGCTCTTAAAATTACACTTGTTGACCCGTACGATACAAGTAGCACGTTGAATCACCCTGACATCTTGGGCTATCTCGGATTCCCTGAAAAGGGTATGATTCAACTTAACGACATCACGGATTTGGCAGCACAAACAGGGAACAACAACGGTGAACCACTGTATTACCAAAGTCGTTCGCACTATGGTAAAGCGGGTGCATCAGGGGTACACTACTTGTACAATGTCGAAGGCAATACATCAGCGTACGGCTCAGGTGTCACACGAATTATCTGTCCACGCATGTCGTTTACGTCTGTATTGACAGACGAGGTTATGGCTGCGGCTGTTGAGTTTGCAATGACGATGGATGACCCGAACAGCGAGGATGTTAGCAAGACAACATTCGACTGTACGCACATGCTTGCACCCGACGGTCGCACACTCGGCGAATGGGGTGTGTCCCCTACAGCCATCCGTGTCAAATCACATTCGGCGTCCAAGCGAATCATTCCACTACGTAAATTGTTTGAAGTCAGCCGTGAGAAAGATTGGGGATTCCAAGCAGGGGCATCGATTCAAGCAGCCGGTACTGACCATTTGGGCGGCCTGTCAACGACTGAGATTGGTGACGGAACTCGACTCGATGTTGGCTACATCCCGAAGACTGTGCTCCATATTACTACAAAGTATCGGGGCACAAACGCAAACACGGCAACGCCTGTTCTTGTCGATAGTGCGAACAATGTCGTTGATACAATCGATTGGAAACAAAACCTACGAGGCAACACGTTCTATAGAACAGAAGGCGACCGTGTTATACCGTGCGTCAATAGCGCTATGGTAATCGCAGACACTGTGCATGGTCACACGCATTTCGATTTGCACTCGAATCACTACCTATACCTTATAACAACGCCATGCAGCAACCAAGGTGGCACTGAAAACTCATGGGGTGAAAAATTCACTATATGGCTTGGGAGTGAAGAATCAGGCGTTGTTGCAAGTCAGGCAGGTTCTTCGACCCAAACACTGGAGTATACACAATCAGTTATTCAATTTGATTCGACGTTGGCTAATGAGGACATCCTCGTTAGACAAGGCTCTATAGAATATGCATCTGAAACGGAAGGCATCCGTCGAGCAGGCAGCCATCATGGTGAACCGTTCCTGTACTTCCGAGGCGCACACGATAGTCCTGACCACTGGGTACCACTGTACTTTGGTGGTGGATTCTCAGGTGTTACACTTGACGTCAACGATGGAACGCAAAACGACTACAGTGAGTTCTATGAACACCCATACTCAGGCGGACCAACAGGTTCGGCTGGATTACAAAACGTAGGTGAGATAGCAGGTTCATACGCTTTGCTTGACGCAAACGCAATGCTTGCTATGTTCCCCGGAACACCGTATCTCGACCAGCACGAAGGTCGCAACAGTATGCCATTCTTCAATCAAGATGCCATGCTGTCATTTGATTTGGATGCAGGCACTGGTAAATTCAAAACTGCTACTGGTGTGACATATACAGACAGTTCAACCACTGTTCGCTGTCAGCGACCAAGTCCAATTGTTCTCCGATTCTCACACCCACACGCACGATATAGTGCGGCAGGTGATTCTACTGACCATACAACATACATGATTTTTGGACCCGGTCAAAGCGTGCCTCACAACTTTGCAGCGCATGAGCCTCAGTTGTCAAGCATCGTTACTGGTGGTAACGGCTACAGCGGTGTGCCGACTGGCAAGAATTTGCCTAATGAGATTGCACACGGCGGAAGTAGTCGTAACGGATTCAGTGCTCATTTACCACCTACGGCTGAATATCAAAAAGGCAATGTGCAAGGCTACAACTACGTTATGAATTGGGAACCATCGAAAGGTCAACCAAACAGCACATTGTTTGCTCAGACAGCAGGGCAAGGTTTGTTTTATGATACGCAAATGACTGCAACAAACCCACCTGCTCACGCTCATCCCATGTCGTATGTGTTTGCAAACTATGCAGGTACAAATATGGGAGCATCAGGTCTCGCTACCACACTCGCACGCTCGTGTGTATGGCATATGGACGGTGGTTATCACCCCGGCGGTCACTTCCTCGACAATCACATTGAGCGCAACCCAAAGCATCCAGTATCAAATCAGCGTATATCGACTGGTTCAGATGCTCAACAAAACCCTACAGTATTCCGTGTATCGTCTTTGTTAGGAACTGCTTACTTAGGTACGTTTGGAAGCGAAACAGACATGACGAGCAACTCGGATTATGTTGTCATTGATGCTACTCGTGCACAGAATGCTGAGGAACTCGCTGCAATTGTTTCAGCAGGTGTCAACACATTCCCCGGAACAGACCCACTCAAGGCTATCGGTGGTACGTTCTTGCCGTCATTCCAAACTGCATCAAAGCAAGACCGATACGGCTGGGTTGAACTAACGATGGCTACTGGTGGGTATACTGCCGAAAGTGGCGCTGCTGCAACATTACAGGCCAGCGCATCTATTCCTACTACATTGCCTCAATACGGTTGGCTGCGTATTACAGACGGAGGTTCAAATGTGGGCTTTGCATCTTATGCTTCTTACAGTAGTGCTACGTTTACGCTGGCGAAAAACTTGACAACAACGACAAACATCGTTGACCCGACAACAAAGGCTGCTGTTACAGCATCGACCATCAATGGATTAGGAGCAGGTGCAGTCAAAATCTATGTGTGGACGAAAGCAGGTACGCATCGTTACAACAACACCTCCGAAGCCCGTGACCACATGACACAGGTTCACTACAGTGGTTACGTCGATGCAGTTGACCGAACCAAACCAATCGGAGCAGTGGGTTGGTCGGGTGAAGCGTACTCCTATCTTAACTCGTACAACGGTACTCAAATTGGTAGTACCAAGTTCCCTGCTGGTAGGGGCGCTTGGCATCCATTCCTTGGATTCAATCCATACGGTGCAGCCGAATCTTGTTTGTCAAGTAGTTCACCTGTTGGTGCTGATTCAATGCCTGCAAGCGTATACGAACAATCGTGTGAAGTTGGTTTGGCCTCACGCCATCTGATTGCTATTACGCACGAAAGTGAAATGCCACTCATTGCAAAGGCTGACCGTGATGGTATTCTTTGTGCAGGTGACTGGCTTGACCTCAAACGGAGTGGAAACATCACGCACGCAGGTACAACGCAATGGGACACTGCTAAGGTGCACAACCGTGATAGATATGTTGGACCCGCTACGGCAGGTCCTCACGTCGAAGCGATGATGATGACTGATGTAAGTTCTTACCCACAAGCAGCCTCATACCCTTCTGTCGGCACAGAAACCTACTGGCACAGCGCTCTTGGCACCAGTGCCATTGAACGTGCTGACCCTTGCCAAAGTCCTACGGGCGATTTGTTTTGGGATGAATCAAAGGTCACTGCAAGCCAGTTTCACGAAAACACTGCCACATACGGAGTTACCTGCAAGGGTGTTTCGACACTGACTGAGTACAGTGCAACCGCTACTGGTATCTACAAGTTCTATGATGACCGACACCCTGCTCGTAACTTCAACGAGGAGCACATTGTGTGGAAGCGTATGGACGGTGGTAATCTCACTATGCCTGCGGTCAACGCACGGGGTCTTGGTATGGTACCGTGGGTCTATAGAAAGGATGGCGGAGCCTACAAGAAGGTTGGTGAGAAGATACTTGGAAACAATCGATTTTCATTTGAAACGACGAACGGTGCGATGTTCCCAATTATTCAGGCACAGGAGTTGTCACACCCACAACTGGCTGAACAGAATCAATTTGCTACAAAGGTAGCAGATGCACTGCTCATTCCAAACGAAGAGATTCAGTTCCAAAGCCTACAAGTTGTCGATGATACTGGACAAGAGCACAGAATCGCAGGCGGCAGTCCGCTTGGAACAGTCATTCTTGATTTCAGGCATCTGAGCGACAGACAAATCGAAGGACTGTCACCTGCTCTTGCAGGCTCAGGTATCTCGCCTAATTTGAAAATCCGACTACCCGACCCTGACGACATTCCGGGCAACATCATTGTTCGACCGAGTTTTGACCGCATACAAGGTTATCAGAACGAAACGATGGGTAGCGGCGGTATGCAACATCCATCACAACCTCAACAAGCGATTACGGATATGTTCAACAACGCTCAGCCCGGACCACGTGCTTGGCCTACGTGGGAGAATAACGGATGGGAGCACCTAAGTCAAGACGGTACAGATGTATCTGCAACACGGCTTGGTTCGCCTGACTCTTCTGTTGAAGGTTGGTCAGACCACACAAACAACAACCCACTTGAGACAGCCTACGAGCCACATGACCGTTCATTGCAATTCCACATCACCCGAATGGGTGTAACAATGACACATCGTCACGATGTTGACGAACTAACTTTCAGTGCTTATGACCCGGACGCATCACCTGAGCCAGAAATCACAGTGACTACTACACCTGAGGACGCTACATGGATTGATGCTAGCGAAAAGAGTGGAGGACGTTGGTTCTTGCGAGTTTACGACCCTACGACGAACAAAGGAGTGTTGGCTTCCTACACAGGTAAGGGTACGAACAAATTCACGGGCGTCGTCGTTTCTCCTGACTTTGTATCGTTTGTCACAGGCAAGACTGGACTCAAAGTCGTGCCTTCGTACTACATGCCTGCTGGTAGCACGCGTTTCTTTGCATCACGCCGATTGCGTGACCATAGCGAATACAGTGGCTCAAGCCCTGACATGCCGAACATCGACTGGGTAACAATGACTTCTGACATCGCTAATCCGTACCTTTACTTAACCAATCCAAAGATGACGCCCATGCCAATCCCTCGTATGGGTCACCATTATGTTACGCCGACCATGGCACTACTACCCGGTCATTACGCTCACCCTGCTTATCAGCGAATGTACGATTTACATCTTGCGTGCCGAAGCGCATCGAACAAGCCGTTTGAAGATGCTTACTTGGGCGATGGCGAAGTAGTCAACACCGCACCGGGGCGTGACCCGCTTGTATGGTTCAGCGGACCAACGGCAGCATTTGCACCATCTGATATTCACGGTGGTGCGTTTACGCTCATGACCGAAACGAAAGTCAAGTACGATGGCTACGGTATCGCTGCGTCAAATGGAACAGCAGGTACAACCAACTCAGAAGGTGGTCATTCGATTGTGTTGGAGGCAGCGGGAACGTACACGCTTGACAATCACTTCCCTGACCCAATGGAAGTCGGAGCGTATCAAATCATCATTCAGCCAAACGTGTTCTCACAACAGATTACTGGTTACCATCTCAATCACAGTGATGCAACCAAAGCCCCATCCGAATCAGGAGACAAAGTTACAGAATTGACAGGACAACAAGTCAACACAGTCATTGCTATAGAACATGATACGTCAAGCCTTGGGGGTATGACACTCGTCCTTGCCGAAGCAACCATGGCTGACGTGCGGGGCTGTGAGATTATCATCAACGAAGTTATTCTTGATTTGGAACCTGATGCGGGAAGCCAGTTCACCAACATCCCTACGCTGGGATTGTACAACCCGCTTGGTGTTGACGAAACTGCATCACCTGCCTTTACACGTCGCAGCCTGCCGTACCGACCCAACATGTTCATCCAAACTACACCGGGCATGACGACAACAGTACCATGGTGGGCGCAGTTGCACAAAGATGGTGCACGTAACAGTGCGGCTGACGAGTTCAAGTTCCTTGAGTGGCACACACCGGACCATTACTATCAACTCAATCGACCTGCTTTTGGTGCGGTTGGTGCACAGATTACGCTTGCAGGTTTCTCAACAATCTACCCTGACATCTACGGCGAGCACTACCGAGCACGTAGCCTGAACCCAAGTTGCGTTGTGATTTCGTTTGACGCTAGTGCACAAACTGTCACGGTCGACAGCAACGAGTTGTTCCCTGTCGAGCCGTACTACGGTGAAGTGTTGGAGTATATCGATGCTGGTGGTGAGCGCCGTACGGCTACTTACACAAATCGCACAGGCACACTAGCACACGCTACACTGGCTGCGGCAACGACGTTTGAAGGCGTATCGACAGCCAATTTGTTCTTTACCAACCTGACCGCAGGTACAATCCTACGACTCAGTGGACCATACGACAACAGAAAAGCAGGGGAGGTGTTCAAGAACTCAGAATCAAGTATCGCTACTCGAACGCTTGCACAGACGTTTGCAGGTACACGAGATACCAACTCGTTGCATACACCTGATGCATTCCTGTGTATGTGGCATCCAAATCTTGGTCGCCCGTATACATACTACTCAGATGACAGCAGTCGTTCGTTCTATAGCGCTACAGGTACAGCCGACTCACCTGTCAACAAAGCATCACTCAACAACATTCCTGAGCACTTTGAGACAATTCATTATCATGACTTCTTCTATGCAGCATCAAAGGGTCCGTTTGCTCTTGGCATGAAGTGGGTTGCTCCACCGCACGATGCTGATAACGATGGGGCTACGGCTGACTTCCACGATGGAACAGTATACACCGCTGCACAAATGGACGCACTGGTCGACGGAACGGGCACACTTGACCATCAGGGCGGTACAGACGGCTCAGACAAATACAACTTCGCAGGTTATTGGCCGAGTGGTTCTCGTGGAGGCGCTGGTTCAAGTCGACTCGACGGATTCCTTGAGGCTGTCATTGGATGGGGCGGTAAGTTGTTCGGCATTGACTGTGTTGGATTCCGTGACGACAGCGGCATCGAAGAACGCACCTATGCACAGATGACAGCCGATTCGGATTATGCACGAAACACATGCTTTGGTTACCGCTTTTCGGTAAGGCAGCCGTACAATCGACCACGATGGTCTCCGTACGTGCGAGGTTGGATTGAGGGCACACAGACAAATGCGTTGCTCGGTTACTACCATGGGCCGTTTATTCAACAAGACAACAAAACAGGTGGTTGGGATTACGTTGGTGCTGACACCAACCAATCCGATGCGGACTTCCCTGCCACGTACACTGGCATACTTGAACGACTGACACAAATCAGCGCTATGCTCAACCAAGACCAAATCGGTCGACAGGTACGATACAGCGACGGTCGTCGGATGACACAGCCGTTTGGTTGTCCTGTCCGAACGGTGCGTAATGCATCGACAGTACGACGCATGTACCCGAATGACCACGCAGGCTTGGGCATTGCTGAACTTGCTCAGGCTCATCGCTTCTACTTGATTGACTGGTGGGGCAACACGCGTGGTGAAGACGTGCGTCGATTCCCAGTACGTGGGTTTGGTATTCGACCTGCGTGGGACCCTGAGGATGCTTACGCTGACACCAACGTCACACATCGACCTGCTGCGAACAGCCTGTTCGGTGGTGACGGCACTGACCGTTATAGCGGCAACGCTAACGACGACAACAACGCATCTTCAAACATGGGCACTGCGGACTGGTTCAACCCTGCCAGTGCTATGCGAGTAGGTGACCGTGGTGACGGACGTGGTGTCCGTTGGCCTACACACTTCAACGAGAGTCTGTTGGCTGATGTATCTGAAACAGTTGAGCCAACAGGATTGGTTGTCTCACAACCCACTGCTGAACCAACTGTAGGAAAAGGATTGATTCGTCCACGAAACGACGTACTGCAAACAGACGAAGTCGAACGTGGTATCAGTAATCGACTTGGCCTTGCTGACGAAGATGGATTGCTCAAGCCGACCGCCATGGTCAGCGAAGGAGTTGAGTCAGTAACTGCTAACTCGCTGTTGGCTGAGCCTGTTGGCGGTGACGGTGTGCGTGCAGGGCTTGACGTCGATACCCTTGGCGAACTGAATGATGGCATCAGCCGTGAGTACGTCATCATGAGCACAGAAGCACACAGCCTGCACACTGACCGTGAGGTCGGACAACGTACAACGCTACGTGGAGCACTCGACATTGGTAGCCAAACGCTTGGACATCTTGACATGACATCACTCTCTTGGAGTGGACAGCCTGCCAAGGGTGTGCTGCGTGTATCGAACGCTCACGCATTTTGGGCGCTCGGTGGCACATACGTGATGGATTGGTCGGTGCGAGAAGGTGTGCTGTCTGACTTCGGCTGGGGCGCAACTGCTGCGGCTGACTCGACGAACCCATATCAGGATGCGAACCATTCGCCGAAGGTTGACCGTACGAACAACACGGACAGCACAATCGAGTTCTTACTGCGTCCAGTCATGACACTTGACAAGTCACACATCCAAATGTTCCGACACAACCCTGTCGTGACAGGTAGTACACCACAGGCCAGTCCAAACTTTTATGCAGCCACAGGTGGCTGTAAGTACGGCTTCTATGTCAGTGACGCACCGTCAGCCCGTACAGGCACGCCTTCATCACCTCCGTACAAGCCAGTGTATGCCATCAAACCCGCAAGCAGTGTGACCACCTCAACAAGCGACGGTCCGAAGATTCTCGGCGTCGATGTGACAGGATATACGAAGACCGATGTAACACAGCCAGTCGCTCGTATTGTCATGAGTGAAAACACGCTTGAGCACTTCCGCAGCGATGCACCTCGACGATTGGCCGAAGACGGCGAATCTGACTTCTCAGTCCAACCACGTCACAGCCAAACCCTACACCCGAAGGGCAGTTCGGGCGATGCGTCTTTTAACACGGGCGACCACAGTGGAGAGTGATAAGATGGCTGACGCATACAACAGAACGACAGGGCGATTTAGCGAAGCCCAGTCAACTGTCATGAAGCGAGTCCGCAAGCCGTCGTTTGTCGACAACGCTGTGCGCCATGCTACGTACGTTTCATCGGCTACCAAGCGTGTAGCAGGCTCGCCTGTGCGTACAGACTTTGAGTCGTCGACCGACAAGACTTACACACTATCAGAAGAGGACGACACCATCCGAATCGAGCACACCTCGTCGGGTGGGAACAGATTCAGGGGCGGTGTCTTTCATGGAGACGACCAGTTCGGCGCTTCGTCGACTGTTCCTTCACTGTTCATCAATGCTGATGACAGCAAACAACGCCTCGCACCACATTCTATAGAATCAGCAACGAAGGGCACGCGCATTCGCCTCAACAATCTCAAGGGTCGCAGCCTAATCGACATGGGATTCGACGGTAAGCGCTTGCAAATCGCACAACCAGTGGCCGTCGGGCTTCGGACGAGTGACTTGGCTGAACGAATCGTCACCGAAGGTAGGAAAACACTCTCAGGTTTCCGCATTTCGGCACCAAGCAACGTGTTTGTGGCAAAGAATATCAACAATGTGGATGCTTTGACCGCTTTGCGGTACTTAGCGAGGCACGATGGCTTCATGACAAAGGCTGATTCGCATGGAATGGTCAGTTATGTGCACCAACTACGTGGCAATCGGTCGGTTTACATCCATCAAGACATGGTTTCTGACGGTATTACCGAAGAAAACATGGATGCAGCGCCGAATAGAGTCACTGTACGAGGAAAACGACGTGCAAACAACGATGATAACATCATTCAAGTCGACGATATTGAGTCTCAGAAGGATGGAGTGCGTGAAGTGCAGGGCGGTATCTTCGCACCGACCGCAAACAACCGCAATGCGACGAAAAACATCGGTCGTAAGTTCTTGGCTACCGCAAAGCGTGCAAAAGGTGCTAAAATGTTGACTGGAACCATCAATTCGATGGCTGTACGAGCCGGCGACATCGTTTCATTCCAAGATATTAACGAAAAGACTCAAGATATTGTCTTACGAGTGCGTCACAACCTCACCGAGCGCCGTTCTGACATCAAAGTGTCGTCAATAGAGGGTAGTTTGGAAGATTTGATACAACGAGCGCAAGAAGGCGACATTTCTTCGATGTTTGACGACGGACAAGAGGAAAAACAGCAGGTCAAGGAGAAAAACTACGCTGTCAGTGCCACAATGACCGTAAAGACCACTTGGGTCATCGCTGCGAGGCAAGTTCGACCCGAAGGGATGATAATTGGGCATCCTACAAGGGGATTGATTAAAGGAGATGGCTCAGTAGCCGAAGCAGACAACGCATTGTTGACGTTGGGGACATCTCAGTCGAAATGGATAGTAAAGGGGAATGGTTGAATGCCGTTATTGACATCAGGACACCGATTTGTAGTGGATAAGTTGGCTGAGGAGATTACACAGGTGGTCTTTGGCTTTGACGGAGGCATCGCCACCAGTGAAGATGGCGGAGCAGGTCGCCCTGCTGTCACAGTCACGCCTGTTGTCCGTGTTGTCGACGACAACACGATTTCAGTCGAGGCTAAACTTACGACGACTGATTCATTTACCTTACCTCTCCGAGAGGTATGCATTCGCTCGGCTGAGCGAGCGTTGTTCCGATACACATACGACGCAATCACGAAGTCGTCTGACACGGAATTGATATTCTCAACAATCATCGAGGTGAACTAAAATGGTCAACCCACTATCAGGACACACAACTGGACAAACCGCATCATCTGAGTCGTTGAAAGACGGCGCAGGGCTAACAAGCACATCACTCACAAATCTGTACGAAGGACTGCATGGCAACGGTATCGTTCGCCTTGATGACCGTGCGTACGGAGATACCAACCGTCAGAACACGGGTACGAACACTGCGGGTCACGTTGCTGTTTCAAGCGGTGGCTCGGTCACCGTATACGGCGGGTACGCTGTACTTGGCGGTGTACTGTACTCGTTTGCCAACGGTTCAAACTCGTCTAAGACTTATACGGCGGGTGATACGGCGTGGCACCTTGGCTCACTACCTGCTGTACCTGCATCGAACTCAGACGTGATTGTGACTGTGTACGTTGTTGCTGACAACAACACTGGTGTTGCGAACGTCAAGCATCACTTTGGTACACCTGTCGTAACATCGACAGGCACACCTCTTACATCTGATTCCTTTTTGTCACAGCCACAGGGTACAGGAGGCAGTCCGCAAAACGAGGAAGCAACCGTCCTTGCTGTGTTACGCTATACGATGACAGGCGGAGCAGCAAACGTTACCGCTTCACTCAACACACCTACAGTCAGTGACAAGCGATGTTTGCTCAGCAACAGTCCGATGTACTTGACACCGCTGACGTCAGGTGCTACAGGTAGTTACGCCAGTGGAGACTCAATCGACCACGCTAATCGTTCCCTCGATACCATGAACGGAGTTGTAAGTGGGACTGAATCAGGTGCGTTCAACGCTTCACCACTCGGAGCAATATGGCAAAGTCACAGCCCTGACGGGCACGCAGTGCTGTACTACAGCGCTCGACGTGACCAAGGCGGCTCGCCTGCTCGCAACACTTGGAGACTTGCTCCCAATGAGGTCAAGACCATCACAACTGGTTCCAATCAAACTGCGACATTTGATGGTCCGAACATATGGGTCATTACGACAACTGGTAACATCACACTGACGCCTACCAATACATTCCCACACAGTCATACAATCCGTGTGTACCATCCATCGGGTAGCCATACGTTGCACTTTGACCCATCCGGCCTCAACTACGATGTAGCAGCGGGAAAGTCAGTCACATTCGGTTACAATGGCAGTGCGTGGAGTGTGATTGGACTTTCGGGTGCGGGTCTTGGTACGGTAACATCGATTGCGACCACCGCCCCAATCACTGGTGGTACAATTACAACGACAGGTACAATCGGTATCAGTGCGGCTACAACCAGTGCAGCCGGTTCGATGTCAGCCGCTGATAAGTTGAAGTTGGATGGTATAGCCGCAGGTGCTATTGCTAACGTTGTAGAAGACACCACCCCTCAACTTGGTGGTAATTTGGATGCCAATGGAAACAACATCGACTTTGACGACGCCACAGGTATCCGTGACAGTAACGGTAACGAGCAGTTGATTTTCCAAGAGACTGCAAGTGCCGCCAACTATCTCGAAATTACAAACGCTGCTACATCGAATGACCCCAAACTATCTGCGGCTGGTAGCGATACCAATGTAGGTATCGAAATTGAAGCCAAAGGGACTGGTGGAATCTCACTGGATGGCGATGTGGACATTGCCGCAGGTAAAGACTTCACAGTCGATACTGACACACTACATGTGGACTCATCCAACGACAGAGTCGGCATCGGAACCGCCAGTCCCGATGAAATGCTACACCTTAGCGATGCAGGGGCAGCAGAGCCTACCATAATGATTGAGAACACAGGCACGAGCGCTTCCGAACCAGAGATTGTGTTCTATCGAAGCGGTACAGGTTCTGACTCACAAGACATCGGTCATCTCAAATTCAAGGCGAGAGACACTGGTGGTTCTCTTCACACGTTCGGGTCGATGTACGTTGATTCTATGGATGCAGATGCAGGCACAGAAGACGGGCGGTTTATTTTCTTAGTCTCATCCGGTGGTTCGGACAATCAAGAGCAACTTAGAATTGACGGTATTGACGGAGTATCAGTAAACTCAGGCGTCAAGTTCAGAGCCACAAGACTACGCACCGTTTCGCTTTCATCCAACACTACGCTGTCCGAGACTGGTCACGCTGGTCGTTATTGCTTCGTAACTGGTTCAAGTCGTGTAATCACTCTTCCTGACAATCAAGGAGCAGGTGTTCATTTTACACTTCTTAGTAACGATGCTAACGGCTTCACCCTTCGTACAGGTACTGGTAGTAGTGACGGAGATAACATGAATGGTGCTCAAACAGACATTACCGTATCAGGTCGTGATGGCGTGACCTGTATCTCTACTGGTACTGACTACGTTGTCTTGGGGGCATGATTGTGTATCTCGGTGTTGCAGGTGCTTGTGCTGAACAGGCTGCAAATGCTTCAACACCTTTGTCATTGAGCATATCGTCATTTGCTGAACCACTGATAATTACAGTTGTACCGGGGGCATCACCTCCTTTCCTCTCAAATCAGGGTGAAATCGCATCGACAGCAACAGCGTCAGGCGGTACTACTCCATACACCTATGCTTGGACAATAACCGAGATTGATGACCCCGATGGAGCGTTTGCTATCAACGCACAGGGAACAACCAATGCGGCCACGTACGACACTGCGATTGTTGAGACAACGTTCACAGTACCGTCGCCACCTGCTCCACCGCCTCCGGCTCCCATACCGGCTACATATGAGGTCGAGTGCAATGTGACTGACGGAGCATCAAATACAGCGACCGCCACTTATCAATTCACAATCGAGGTCGGCTGATTTTTATGGGCGAACTGATTGACCAACTAATGCAGACGTGTGAAGTCTGTAAGACGACAGCGTTACCGCTGTCCATATCAGGCAAGTACACCACAGGCTCAGCCGTGGTATTGCACGAGTGTCCCAACTGTGGCTACATCCGTAAGCACGGCGGCTTGGGTCCGATAGCCGAGCGAGCGTCTCTTTCCAACATACGCAAACGGCTGAAAAAGTCAGGGCATGGGCAAATGTCATTGCTGTTATTGCGCCATGCACAGGACACTATCATCAATCAGCGGACTGGGTAATCACTCCGCCGCCCGGATATTCACCTGACAACATAAATTCAGGAAGAACTTTGCAGGCTTCAATCAATTTAATCATAGCATATGCTGATTCAATAAATGATTCCTCGCACTTGACATTTTTCTCTAAGAGATAAAGCATCAGTGACACTTCTTCTGTAAACATTGCACCCGCTAATGTAATGTATTCCATTGCAGCGGGCTGTACGTCATTAAACGGATGCACGTTTTTTTCTTTGGTTTCTTTCAATAGTCCATTGATAAAATCATCCATCTGCTGTATCTGTTGTTCTCTAACTGGGAGTTTGAGATACGCATTGATTTCATCTGTGCGGTCAATGCTTGACCAATCTTCGTCGTCGGGCTTCGTTTCTTTTTTCTCATGGTCTTGTGCCATAACGCCCCGTATAGTATACTATACTTAACCTCTTTGACCATTGTTCCAAATAAATACTCAGACGTATATCGATTGTCATTCGTCGGACTTCTTGCCGATGATGTCATCGATACGAAGAATGCTGATGCTGACTTCGCTTGCTGACAGGATTGCCTGCCTTACTAAGCCAACTGGCTCCCATACGTTTGCCTCAATCATAGAGCAGGTGCCACCGTTCTCGATGTCAGGACCTGCGTCTTGATTGCCTTGTTGATGCTCGTTGCGTAGCGCAAGGATGGTGTCCAAAGGCACGAACCCTGCGTTCTCAGCGATGGTAGCAGGGATGGTCTCTAAGGCGTCAGCAAACGCTTCGATAGCCATCTGTGCTCGACCACCAATCTCAGCAGCACGGCTGCGGAGGTTGAGCGCTGCACCGACGTAGGATGAGCCACCACCAGTGACGACCCTGCCACTGTTGTAGGCAAGGCATACTACGCCGAGAGCATCATCGAACCCACGTTCCGTCTCGTCGAGTGTCTGACGCGTAGCACCACGCAATACGAGCGTGGTCACGTTACCATCGCCCTTGACAATGATATAGTCCATGTCACCAACAGTCGATTGTACGACTGAGGCATCTGAGGCTGTCAGAACACCGTCAACCGAATGGCTGACTGTCGTGCCCAGTAGTGTAGCCAAAGCATCGAGGTCACTTGGCGGAACACGATGGGCTACGCTGATGTTGTTCTTAGCGAGCAGCGCTGCTACAAGTTCGTTGACACTGTCGCGACAGAACACGACGCCGCCCTTTGGTAATTGTTCGACGATAGCATCGACCTTGCCTTGCCAAACGTCCTTGTCAGCATACTGCTTGTAGGACTTGATGTCGCTGACGCTTTGCAGGTTGACCTGTACGCCTTCTTCTTTCTTGACCGACAAGCCAGTGTTGATGAGAAGCACACGCCCCTCAGGTTCTGTTGGCATGTTCGGCGTCAAGAATGTCTGATTGAGCATGACACCACCAAAGCAGTGCGAATCGTCGAGTGAACCACCCGGTTGCCCAATGACACGAATGCGCTTGATGTCACCCTTCGCTTGTTCCGCTGCCTCAACACATAGTGCTGATACATGCTCCATGCTCGTCTCAAGTGACTTGCCAGTGATGGCCGTCTTTGCTACGTGGGTGAGATATTCCTTTGCATCAACCGCAGTGCTTTCAATGTGGTCAACTGCCCACTTCGCTGCCTGACGATACCCTTTACAGATGATGTTAGAGTGCAGTCCTTTGTCGAACAGTGGTTCACTGTTGCCGAGCAAAGAACCCGCCAATACGGTCGTTGTCGTTGTGCCGTCATAGCACATGCTTTCTTGCGTGTTTGCTGCTTCAACAATCATCTTCGCACCGGGATGTCCGATGTCCAGTTGCTGTAGGATAGTCGCACCATCGTTCGTTACGATGACGTTCCCACCTCCGTCAACCATCATTTTGTCCATACCCGCTGGACCCAACGTCGACCGAACGGTGTCGGCGATTAGTTTGGCTGCTCGGATGTTGTTGCTTTGTGCTGTTTGTTTCTTTTCTCCAGTCATGTTTGTCCCTCTTACCATGTCACCTCATATTCAGTGACGACTCCTGACTCTCGGCATCTTGCCTTGACGAAGCCTTCTTGGTGACCGTGATTCCACAACTCATAGGACAGTTGTGCGTCCTTCAAGCAATACTCGGCTACTTTGCCGTAGTTGCCCTTACGCCATTCAAGTGGCGCATCTTCGCTTCGCATGAGTTTGTCACTCCCTAAGGTGTGACGGCATGCATCGGATAGCGGTATACGGTGCTTTGATGCGCTACGCAACAAAACAGACGTGTCGATAATGTGTTCCTTTGATTTAGAAAGAGCATCACCTGCTGCCCAACAGTCGAGGCTATCCCGTAGAACGGGAAGGTCGAAGTTCATCAGGTTGTGACCGACGATGCGACCGCCTTTGGCGATGTGATTCGACAAGTCCTTACCCAATGTCTCAGGGTGCAGTTCTTTGAGCACCACGCCATCGGGTAAGAACTTCTTAGCCTCGGATTTGTTACAGTACACGACACCCTCAGAACCGTTCCACGTCGCTACGACGGTCGGCTCAAACATGTGCGTGTTGTTCCACCCGCCAATCTCATGAGAATAATTCTCAGTCTCGATGTCGAGTGCCATTACGTCGCTCATGCTATCAGTTCCTTTATTTCGATTATTTGTTGGATAGTCTCTTGCAAGACGCCCCTGCATGGCTCACAGACACAGACTTCTTTGTTCCTTCGGTAGCCGAGCAACAGAAGTGCCGATTCGTCAGGGTCATGACACACGAAACACTCACGCATCATCTCCCTCCTTGAACTTGAGATGCTCCTTGCGTAGTCGGACATACTTACGCCGACTTTCACTCGTCTCTTCAAATAGTTTAGCACCGAATTGATTGTACTTGGTGTTGATTGAATTGTCGCTACTGAGGTTCATATCCTGACCAAACATGTTGAACAAGTCACGTTTCTTGACCCATCCCTCACCACGGTTGTCATCGAAGTCGAATCGCTCCGAACGCTTGTAAGCCATCTTCCATGCCTGCTCGACGTTCTTTCGGTCTTTGTGGGCCATGCCCACCTTGACCTCAGATTCAAGCCACTGAATCAGATTGCTGTACAGGTCGTACAGAATCTCCTTTGCCATGTCAATATGGTCACCACGAACCACCCACGTTCCCTCAAGCATCGCC